ATTCCAACACCGCCAGCGCCTGTTAGTGGATCGGCTCCTGATGTTCCAGCAGAGCCAGCACCGCCGCCACCACCCGCACGAGTAGCAGTTGCTCCATTATTTCCCTGCCCAGCAATTCCTGATCCAGCTGTTGCGTTTCCAGAGCTACCCCCACCAGAACCTCCTGATGATCCAGAGTTATATCCTGATCCACCGCCTCCACCAATAGAAGTTATAGAACCAAATACAGAATTACCACCATTTGATCCTGCTGTTCCTGTTGATCCGCCACCGCTACCTCCAGCTCCTACGGTAACAGTTATACTTGACCCAAGAGTGATTGCGTAGCCTGTCGCTTGTAATAAACCACCCGCTCCTCCGCCACCAGCAGGAGTACCACCGTTTGCACTAGCATTACCACCCCCACCACCACCAGCAACAACAAGATACTCCACGGTCTGAACAGGATAGTTCAAACCGTTGTACTGGGGACTTCTAAGTCCGCCGGGGAAGTTGAGCATTGTCATGGTTTAGGAAATAGCTTCAAACGATACCATAAATGTAAGATTGTTTGCAGAACTTGACTGCACAGCAACCGATTGATTCTCAGTGATGTAAAACGCAGATGTTTTATCTGAAACGATCACAGATGCATTGGGCGGTACAGTGATGTTATAAGCCAAATACGTCACAACTGTTGCGCTACCAAAGGTAGCATTGTTACCAATAGCAACCTGACAAGTCACCGCAGATGAACTCAAGTTGGCCGCAATGATTTGGTCAATCTTGTTAACGGTATTGGTTGCAGGTGTTAAACCTGTCAATGTCGTTGTACCGTTATACGTCCAAGATGTTGTGTTGGTGTTTGCTGATGAGGGAATAACATAGCCTGTATTTCCATAAATACTGGATACGTTAACAATATTAGGATTTGCCATGATAGTTCCTTAAAATCCAAAGATGAGGGCCATTGCGATGGCCTTGCCTGTTGATGCTGCGTTTGATCCTGCTACTTGAACGTAGTCAGTTCCATTAAAGATAATGGTTGCTCTAACCCCGGGAGATACAGTTACACCTGTTTGGCCTGATGCTTTTATGGTGACACTGTATGTTGAATCTGCGTTGTTTATGATGTAGATCTTACTTGAACTAGGCGCAGTTATTGTGACGTTCGCCGCAAGAGAACTAACTTTGATTGCCGCATACTGTGCGGTCGTTGTTCCTATGTTGTTCGCCGAATTGCTACCCGTGGAGTTGGTTAGCGTTAAAGCATTTGCTGTAAACGATGCAGAGGTTAAAGCTAACGTTCCAGCAATGGCAATGTCCAAATAATCGGTCAAACCATAATTGATGTCATTACCCCACTGCCCGGTTTCTGTTCCGGTTTGTGGCTCCGCCAAGTTTAATAGGGCTGTATTATTAACTGTCATGGTGTCCTCATTGCGTTTTAATCAGTGTCCAATTTTGTGGTTGACTGTCATCAATATTTGTCCACCCCGGCGTTTGAGCATCCCCTACATTTTGCCATGAAGGGTTTTGGCTGTCATCTATTAAATTCCATAAGAGTTTACCAAAAAACGAGTCAGTTATGGTAAAAGTTTCCCCTATTTGTACGAAATAGATACTACCAGGAGTGTTTTGCGAATCTGTGACAGTAACTGTTTCAGCTACTGTGCTGACATAAATTGCCGTGTTTGTGACTGTATCAGTAACTGCGATAGCTTCTAGAATGCTGACCGCCGCAGCTAAAGCCGCAGCAAATGAAGTTGTTGTTGTAGCCGTTTCTGAGACAGATACAGCATAGCTTAATGCTGCGTTTACACTTGATGTGGCTGTTGCAGTTTCTGACTGCGTGTTTGAGTAAACTAGCCCGGCAACCATTGACTCAGTAACTGTAAACGTCTCAGACACAGTTGTTGCAAAAGTCTGAGTTGTAGATACTGAATCTAATGGTGTAAACGTTTCCAATACTGTAGCAGCGGTCAATGACCCGCCAACGCTAGACTCGGTTACTGTAAACGTTTCTGTAATTGCGCTGTTGTAAGACAAAATCTCAGTTACAGAATCCGTAACCGTATCAGTCTCACTAACGTTTAAACTAATAACATTACCAGGAACTACTGAATCTGTGACTGTAAATGTCTCAGATACAGACCCAACCAATGTCATAACTTCTGATACCGTATCGGTAACAATGAATGTTTCTGATATTGGCCCCGTCAAAGACAAGCCACTTGCCACAGAATCTGTGACAATGAAGGTTTCTGACACCGTTTGGTTGGGTGCTACGCTCTGCGTTACTGAATCAGTTAGGGTTGAAACACCACCCCAATTACCTGATCCCCAACCATTTTGTCCCCAATATGCATTTAAACCTTCAACAACGTTTAAATTAATTGCTGTTGCTTGAGAAACAGAATCGGTAACGCTTGGAGTTCCACCCCATGCACCACTACCCCAGGTGCTGTTACCAAAGACTCCATTGTCTATATACTCTACTGTGTCGCCTTGATAGACGCTATAACCCCAAGGTGCTTGGCCCCAGTTCCCTGAACCATATCCACCTTGAGTCGCCATATCATGCAGCCACTAATTGAGCTTCATTAAACCATCTGCTTTGGACGATGTTGTTTTCATCAGTCCAAGAGATTAGATAATAAATGTTTCCAGAAGGATCCATTTGTAAAGCCTCAACAGGGCCAGCAGGATCAACAGGTGTAGGTGTAACTTTAACGTTCTCACCAATGGTAAATTTTGCAGCCATGATTAATCCTTAGCAGTTAGCGGTGTAAGTCACATTCAAGGTATCGCCTGACAATACAGAACGATTACCCGTGGTAAAGCTACCAGCAGAGAACAATGTTCCTGTTGTGCCTGATTTTGTGCTGTTTGTTGTCAAGAATGCCCCGGCAATTGTGCTGGTTGCATTGATAGTAAACGCAGTAGCAGTTGTGGTAATTGTTCCTGTACCTGCTGAACCTGCTCCACCGCCTGACGCAGATGCGGCATTAAATGATGGTGCTGGACGGGTAGAGTTGGAATAACCAACGTTTTCTGTCCATCCTGAGTGAGAAGACATCGTATCTGCGGCATTATAGGTTGGAGATGAACCACCATCTACCAATCCCAAATACCAAGCGGCAGTATAAGATGCCCCGGTAAAATACTTATTCAAAAGATCTGACTTACCCACGTTTACAACCAAATTGGGAAATACTTCTTCCCATTTGACTTCTCCGTCAGGGCCAATACACGTTGCTGTGTAAACGCCAATAACATTTGCCTCTTCGAGCAAATGATCTCTTTTAGCAACAGACACAGCCAAAAGGTCTTTTGCATTGATTTTTTCTACATGATCCATGATAACTCCTAGTTAGAACTTCTAATGATTGCCGTTGTGGGGCCGTTTACAGGCATGGTGATTGTAAAATTACTCTGCGTTTTATCGCTACCAAAATCTAAAACAAAGATGGACTTGTTCCCTTTACTGACGTTATAGAACAAAGCACACCTTGCTGTCAGGTTTGAGTTAGTCCAAATCACATTGTTAAAGTTAACATAGGCTGTATAGTCACTTGAGTTAACCGTAGCCCCCGTTACAATTTGTCCACCTGCGGTATAACCTGTCCCGGTTATTTCGTTTACATTTGTGTAAACAGTTGTCGCAGCGTTTAAATTGGCATATCCTGTGTACAAAGCCACATAGATCGTATCTGTTAACAGGTTATGCACACCCTGATATAACTCAGCTTTAAACGATGTGGTTTGTGTTTGAACGATACTCATGAGACTTTAGCCTTTACTTGACCGTCACGATAAGCATCACCACGTTGTTTGCCATCACCCAAGTTCTTGAGAAGCGCAATAGAAGAGGCATATCTCTCTTTATACAAGGCCACCATGTCGGGATCACCCTTGGTATATGTGATAGCCTCATACAATACTGAATTCAATAACGCAGAATCAAAGTTGTCACCAAGCCAAGTCTCACCATATTGGTTAACAATGGTTGTTACAGTCAATACCATTCCCGCCCCAGAACCAATTGCTGGGCAAGAAAGCTGATCACCAACCACAAAATAGCAACCGCTATCCACCAATGTCACCGATGTGACGGCATTACCTGAAACAACAACAGTGGCAGTAGCACTGTTACCTGTACCGCCAGTAAGAGCAACATTGTAATAAGTGCCATTTGTATATCCTGACCCGCCATTGGTTAATGACAATGTACCAATTGCAGCTTGAATGATTGATGGTGGGTAATAGAAATAATGCAGTTCTGCGTTGTATGCAATATCAGGCGTTGGCCCAACAATGAATGTTAGTTCATTCATGTTAGCTGAACTAGGCCCAAAGATAGCATAGTACTTAGGCATACCCGTTTTACTTGGGTTAGGATAAGCTTCTCGCATGTAATTAACGTCTTTGTTAATTAGATACTGAAAATCACCTGTCGTGCCTGTTACAGGATAAATAGCCAAAGAGTAAGTAGAAAGAAAGTCAAACGGCGCAGACAAGTATTGATTACCTGCTGTCAACGTTCCTGTGACGTTCTTTCTCAATTCCTGAATCTGCACCGTGTTGTAGATGCGTTGTTCAGCCTGCTCAATCATGCGATTGAGATCAACCGTAGGGAAGTTATTCTCTACGTAATCGTTTACTGCGGTGACTAAATCACTGTAATACATTATGCCATTGGCCCTCTAGACATCTTTCCTTTGGTCTGTGCCCGTGTGCCACGCATGACGATGCCAGTAGTTTTGACTTCATCGTTATGACCAATTGAAACGCCACCGTTTAAAGGTGTCCAATTTTTGCGTGTAGGCATCTTAAGCTCAAAGCCAACGTCATCATTGATGTCAAGCTTTTTGCCTGTGCTGGTGTGTGGCTCTGCATAGACTTCGGCACTGCCGTTCTCTTTGCCACCACTCATGTGTGAATACTTGGCCATATTAACCACCTTTACCTGTTTGGTTTGCAACCTTTGCCAAATTGCGTCCCATTTCTTTCAACATTTCAGTGGTTTTGCCACCTTTAGCAAATCTTTTACCACCGGGATGCATGCGTTTCTCATGACCCTTAACTTCTTTTTTTGCAACTTTATCTGCAATGCTTGTGACTTCTTTGCGATCCATGTTAATCTCCTAAGATGAAGTAATCGTTACTGTCCCAACCTGAGCCTTAGCAACCAAATAATTGGGCGTTAAAGCAACATCAAAATTCCTAGCTCCACCAACAGGGTTCCATCCCCATTGCGTATCCCTAGATCCACCTGCTGGAGTGCCTTGACCTTGAATCGTATAGTCATTGGCATTAACAGTATCAATTTGCAAACCTGTCGTGCCGGATGTGTAATATGTAATGTCGGGCCTTGGCTGTCTTACAGCTTGCGGATCATCAACAGGATACATACCCAACTGAAGCTGCGGATGATCAGGATCCCAGCATTCATCACAAACTTTCAGTTGGTATAGTTTAGTCTTAATAACCTCGTATTTCAACTGTTTTAGTTTGTACCTTTGACCGCATCGATCACACTCGGCAATCGAATATTTGCCTGATGCGAATCTATTACCCATTACAAGCCTCCACCACCAATGAACGCCTGACGGGGTACAAATCTAACTGAAGCTTTTTCCCTATCCTCGCCAGAAGCAATTGTCATTTGCTCCTCATACTGCGCTTTAAGCATATCTACCCTAGGCTGCAATTCAGGGGTTTTGGTGGCAATATAGAACGCCAACCCGGCAACCAACGCAGGTAAAAATCTAAAGGTCATGTCAGATGTTTCTATACCGCTACCCGCATCTTGGATTCTTCTCATTCTCCAATAAGCAAAGGTGTACGTAGTTGATCCATCGGGCGTTGGCCAAACAGTTACGGCAGGCAATCTTGTCAAGTAAACCTGAGCGCTTGCATTGTGGCTTGCCGCTGTCGTATTGTTTTGGCCACGGAAACAATTGTCTAGGGTATTCCCTGATATGTAGTTGTAAAAGATAACTTCGTTATCTATCTGTACAAACCCGTTGGCAGGCATGTTGGCTGTTGAAGTCAACGTAATTGTGGTGGCTGTTGAGCTTATCGCTGACGCTAGAGTGATGAGCGTGTTTGAGCTATCGTATAACGGTGAAACATCACCTGCCCCACGCTGAACCCATACTTGGATGGGCCTAGCTTGAGTCAATTTATTTGGGATTGTTGCGTATGTACTGACACTGATTCGAGTGATTGTCAGGTCAGTTTGATTGGTTTGTTGATTGGCGCTAGTTCGGATAACCTGTTCTAACAGGTCAATTGTGTCCACAGGAAGCGCATATGTGTTTAAACCTTGAACCAAGGTGATTGTCCCTTGGTCAAACGTCCACATGTCTAAACCACGATTTTGCCACTCAATGGTTAAAAGGTTCATTGATCTGCGGGCTGTACGCAAATCATAACCTGTTCTTAACTCCCGCCCGGCCCTTTCCCAAGCTTCTTCGGCTATCTCCGTGAAGTCTAAGTCAAAGGACGTTTTGCCGGAAGTTGTCATTTAGCCGCTCTTATGTTGTCAACCAAATTGGGATAGGGTCTGCCAGCGGCTTTAGCCATAGCTTTAGCTTTAGACTTTTTGGCAGAACTTAACTTCTTTGGTTTCCCTAAATCTTTTGGACGGGGCTTATCCCAAACTTCTCCACCTTTGGCGTAAAGAGATACATCATCAGGATTATCCTTTCGATGTATCGTCTTCTTAGAAGGCATCTTATCGGGATTAATGGCCCCCATGCCACGGCTTGCCATCACACCATTCTCCCCTTGGTAAAGCCTTTTTTAGCTATACCATCACCACGTGAAGAAACGCTACCGCCTTTGGCAAAAGCTTTAATTTTCCCACCCTTTTTCATGACTGAACCAGGATAGGAATTATCTACTTCAGGAGGCATGTAAGGCTTTTTCTTAGCGCCTTGTGTTGTAACAGGTGCTCTAGGGCCTTCAGGTTTTCTACCCCTTGATTTTCCTTTTTCTTCATCTGCGGCTTTACTTCCGGGTGTAACAGTAGGATTTTTTGGAGTTGAAGACATTTCAGTTGTATACGTTTTACCGTTCCAAGTGAATGTCTTATCACCATTTAATCTAGCCTGAGAAAAAGCTTGTTTAAACGAAGGATTTTTCTGCGCCATTACTGTAGGAGTTGCTGCTTCGCCTTCAGGGCCGGAACCTGCTTCATAAAAAGCACCGGGTTCTTGTGCGGTTTTAGCAGGTTCTGCCGCAAGGGCTGCGTTTTGCGCTTGTCCTGCCTCCATGTCTTCGGTGTCCTGATTAGCGCCCATGATCTGCGTGTTATCAGTACGATTAGCAACAGGCGCTTGAGCTTCCTGCTGCTTATTCCGAGTCATGTAAGAAGCCAAGCCCAACAATGCTGGTATTGCTAGATTAGCCATGATGATTCCTTA